TTGTCGCCGCCGCTCAGTTCGGGCAGCAGCACGCCCGAGAGCGTCACTGTCTCGTCGTCGAGGCCGGTGTACTGGCGCGATGCGCGACGGCCGACACGATTGTTCGACGGGTGGCGCCAGCCGATCTGCTGCTGGAACTCCTGGTAGGGCGCCGTCTCCAGGGCGAAGACGAACAGGCCGAGGGCCATCATCATGGTTCAGTCCCGGTCGGTGAGACGAGATCGCGCGCGGGCCTGCTGCCGGGCTTCTGCCCGCTGGATCTCGGTGGCCACCATCCGGGCGATGGTCTGTTCGTTTGTGCCGGCGGGCGGATGGACGTTGATGACGATTGGGGCCGGGGCCATCCCGGCGCCCTTGTTGACCTGCGACGGCGCAGCAAGGGGAGGGCGCTTGTCGAACGTCACGCCGGCGATAGCTGGCGACGCAGCCGCAAACGAGATGCCGGCGCCAAGTCCGGTCATGACCTTGGCGACCCTCGCCATGGTGCCGAGCGGGCCGCCCTGGCCGTTCTCCAGCCCCTGATCCAGCCCTTCCATGGTGAAGCCACCCAGGCGGGCAAACACGCGGCTGGGCGAGCGGATGCCGAGCTTCTCCTTGAACCAGCCGACCACGCTGTCGCCAATACTGCTGATGGTCTCGCGCACCTTGGGGAGCAGACTCGTAACGCCCTTGATCAGCCCTTTCAACAGGTTGGCGCCGAAGTCGGTGAATTTCTCCGGCATGTCCACGCCGAACCAACTCAGCACCCGCGTGAAGATGCTGTAAAACAGGCCATAGGGCGACCAGTTCAAGATGAAGGCGGTTACGCTGCCGATGCCGCCAGAGAACACGCCGCAGATCTTTCCCCACAGGCCGACGAAAAACGCCTTGATGGGTTCCCAATACTTGTAGATCAGCAATGCTGCAATGGCGATTGCCGTGACCGCCAAGCCGATCGGGTTCATCAGCAGCGCTCGCGAGAGGATGACCACACCGCGCAGGACCAGCTTCAGTGCTTTGCCCATCCCGCGTAGTACCCCGGTGGCGAGACTGCCTTTGACGCCGAGCACTCCAAAGGCCACCTTGATCGCCGCCATCGGAACGAGTACGGCTGCCAGCATCAGCGAAATCGAGCCCAGCGCTGCGAACAGAACGCCCAGCCCGATGGCCACCTTCGCCAATGTGCCGGCCAGCTCCGGATTCTCCTTCGTCCACTGGCTGACCGCACGGATGGCGTCGGTAATCGTCTGCGTGACGCTGCGCAGCGGCTTGTCCACGGTATCGGACACTGAGATGCCCAGATCCTGCCAGGCAGACTCCATCGTCTGCAGGTCTCCCTTCAGGTTGTCTGCCATGGTGGCCGCAACTTTATTTGCGGTGCCGGCGGATTCCGTCAGGATCTGCGTGTACTTGTCGATTCCCTTCGTTCCCTGTCGCTCGATGAGTTCGGCCATGCCAGCGGCGGGTTCCTCGCCGAATATGCGCTTGAGATAGCCGAGCCGGTCGCCAGAACCCATTTTTTCGGTCTGGGCCGCGACGTCGCTGAGGATCGACGGGATGTCCCGAACGTTGCCCTTCAGATCGAGCGACGAGACGCCAAGCTCCCCTAGTGCCTTGCTGGCTTTCGATGTTGGCGATGCCAGGCGAAGGATCATTGCGCGCAGGGTTGTACCGGCCTGGCTGCCCTGTATGCCGGCATTTCCGAGCAGGCCTGCAGTTGCTGCTGCCTGCTCGAATGACATTCCTGCTGCCTTGGCGACTGGACCGGCGTACTTCATCGTGTCGCCGAGCATTTGGAGCGTCGTGTTCGACGACGTGAACGCCATGGTCAATACGTCGGACACACGATCCATCTGGTCAGCCTCCAATCCAAAGCCGCTCATGACATTCGACGAGATGTCCGCCGCGACACCAAGGTCCGTGTTTCCTGCTTTCGCCATCGCGAGAGTGCCCGGCATGGCCTTGATGATCTCGTCCGGAGTGAACCCGGCCATCGCCAGAAAGCCCTGACCTTCAGCGGCCTGCGTGGCGGTAAAGCTCGTCGTGGCGCCGAGGTGCCGGGACTGCGCGCGCAGCGCCTTGAACGCCTCCGAGTTCTTGTCGAGCCGACTTAGGGCCTGGACCTTGGACATCTCGGCGTTGTATTCGCCGCCCGGTGCGAGCAGCCTTCTGGCGCCAAGCAAGGTTCCGGCGCCCAACGCGGCGCTGGTCGCGCCACCCGCAGCCAGGGTTCCAGCAGCACCCCGCATTCTGTCGGCCGAAGCCTTGGCGGCGGCAACACGCCGCTGCCGCTCGCCCACCGCCTTCAACTGCGCCTCCTGCCGCGCAAGCGCCGCTGTCGTGGTCTGGATCTGGGTGGTCAGATTCCCCTGGCCGCGCCGCAGGGTGGCCGTGCTGATGCCGGCAGCAGTCAGCCGTTCCTTGACGCCGGTGAGGCTGTTCTGCAGGCCGGTGCTGTGCTTGCGCAAACGGTCGGCCTCGATGTTGGCTTTCTGGAGGGCGCGAGTCATGGCGGCGGTGGGGCGCGCTGCCGTGTCCATCTGCTGACTGAGCGCCTTGACGTGGGCGTCGGCCTTGCGCAGTTGCGCGTCGGTGATCGCAACTTCCTTCGAGAGCTTGCGGAAGCTGTCGATGCTTCCCTGGGTGCGCTCCAGCGCCTTCAACTCGTCACGGGTCGCCTTGACGGTCTTCGCCAGCTTGTTGCTGCTGTCGGTGACCGCCTTGAACGGCCTCGTTACCCGGTCCACGGCCTGCAGCAGAACCTCCAGCTTGAGATTGCGCGAGGTGCTCATTCGTCGGCTCCGCTACGTTCGTAGGCGCGCTGGCGCCACGCCATTAGTTCGGCGACCCCCATCGCGTACATGACCTCTGGGGGCCAGTGGAAGATCACTGCAACGTCGGCGATGGCGTCTTCGACTCGCTCGGGAAGCTGTCGTCCTTCGCCGACTTCGGCAGCAAAAAATTGCTCACCGCCGTGGCGCACTGCATGAGATCGGCCGGGTCGAGTTGGCCGACGTCGTGCTGCGTCAGCGTGGGGGAGGTGATGCGCGGCAGCACAACGTGCAGCGCGCTGACTTCCATGCGCAGAAGATCGATCAGGCTACAGCCGCGCAGCTCGCCTGCGCCAGGCTTTCGCACGGTGATCTTCTTGATGATCTCTTTGCCGCGCGTGAGTGGCTGTTCCAGGGTGACATCGGTGTCGGTGTTCTTGGGCTGGGTCATGGATGGCTCCATAGTGAGAAAGGGAAAGGGCGGCTTACACGCCCATCGCGCGGCGCTGCTCGGCCAGACGATCTACGCCGAAGACGACTTCGATGAAGTTGTTGTGGTCGATCTCGCACCAGACTTCGTTGTTGACAGATAGCTTGTAGTAGCTGATGGCGGACTTCACCTTGAACGGGCTGTTGTCGCCAGCTTTGGCGTTACCGAGATCCAGCTCGGTGTGGCGGCCACGCATGACAACTTCGAGGGAATCGACCGCTTCGGAATCGTCGCGCTGAATGGCGCCGGCGAAGCGCAGCATCGCGCCGTCGACCGAGGCGATACCCCACGCCTTGAAGATCTCGCGCATGATGCCGCCGTAAGTGGCCTCGGATTCCATCTTCTCGGCGCCGAGGTCGATCTCCACAGGGCCGTTCATGCCGCCGGCGCGGTACTCCTCCAGCTTGCGGGTCAGCTTGGGGACGGTGAATTCCTCCACCTCACCGATGAAGCTGACCCCATCGGCGAAGACGTTGAAATTCTTGAGCTTTTTGGGCATTGCCATGGGATTGCTCCGTTGGTGGGCAGTGACGCTTACGCGAGGACGGCCTGCGCGAATTGCATGAGATAGCGGTCGGTGATGCGCTGGCGCATGGTGAGGTTTTCCAGCGGCGGCACGGGCGTGTAGTCGTAGTCGATGGCGAGCTGGCCAGCCTTCAGGGTGTCCTTGGTGTTGACGTCGCCATCGAACCAGGATGACCCACCGAGTAGATAGCCCTTGCGGGTCATGCCACGCAGCTTGGCGTTGATGCCTTCGATGATGTCGCGCACCAGCGTGGGGGTCATCGGCAGGTCCATCGCCCAGGCGTGCGCTTCAGCCATGGTGTCGGCCAGCACCTGCGCCGTGCGTGTGTAGTTCTCAAACGCAAACAGTGGGTCCGCGCTGCAGGTGCGGGAACCCCAGAAGCGAAAGCCCTGGAAGTTGACCAGCGTGGTGACTTCATTCTGATTCAGGTAGCCCGCGTCGGTAGCCGGATCCTGGAGATCCCAGAAGACGTCCTTGGACAGGCCCGTAACGCCATTGATGGCTACGTTCGACAGCGTTTTGTGCCAGCCGATCTCGTTGTCGAGCTTCGCCCGCAAGCCCAGTGCTCGCGCCGTGGCGAACAGCGTGGACTCTGCATTCGCCACGGTGTCCCATCCGATAAAGTCCGGCCAGATGGACATCAACTCGCGCTGTCCGAAGTTGTCGCGGTAGGCGACAGCTTCTTCCTTGGTTTCGCAGCCGAAGGCAGACACGTAGGCAAAGCCGCGCAGCTTCTGCGCGATGCCCGCTAACTCGGCGGCCACCGGGAGGCTGTCCAGCCCAGGAATGCCGAGGATGCGCGGGGTCACGCCCAGGCTGTTGCGGGCCGACAGCAGCGCCTTCATGCCCGTGTAGCGGCCGCTGGCGTCGCTGCCGCCGATCAGGTTGCTGATGGTCTCTTCATTCGTTGCGCCTTTTGCGACGCGCACCACCACGGTAAGCGGGTTCGCCTGGTCGGTGATGGCATCGAGCGTGCGCGCCAGCGTGCCGGTGTCGCCCGCTCGGCCGAGGCTTGTCAGCGGATTGGTCAGCAACACCGGCCGATTCAGTGGGAAGAGCTTCGCATCGGCATCATCGGCGACGCAGACGATGCCGGGTACAGCGGTGGCGATGGTGCGGATCGGGCGGGTGCCCTCGTTGATTTCAATGACGCGTACGCCGTGGTGGTAGTCGGCTGTCATGCAAGTCCTCCAGAAGTAGGGCAGACGTTGGAAAGCTTGCTTCGTAGCATCGTGCACGCACGCGCGGTTGTCGCGGAGATGTTGTTGTGTTCCTTAAGTGAACAACAATATCTGCCGTTAGCGCAGTAGCGAACATCACGAGCATAAGCGTCCATGACGCGCCGACTGGACTTGGAGGAGATATGGGTTTCGAGATTGCTAAGAAGGCGATGGAGAAGTGGGACATTCGATTCTGCGATTTGGCAAAGTACATTTCGAAGTGGTCGAAAGATCCGAAAGCGAAAGTCGGTGCGGTGCTTTTCTCTAAAAAGGGTGGCAACGTCACAATCGGGTACAACGGTTTTCCGATGGGGATCGTAGATTCGGTGGTTCGTTTGGACAATCAGGAAGAAAAACTCGACATCGTTGTCCATGCCGAGGTGAATGCGCTTATCGCTGCAGGGGAGCGTGCAGCGGGCTCGACTCTGTACGTATATGGCAAACCAATCTGCGCGCGCTGCGCTGGTCCCATTATTCAGGCAGGTGTTAAGCGAGTGGTTGCACGCGAGCCGGGCGACACGGATTCTAAGTGGGACATAAGCGGAAAACGAGCGCACAGCATGTTTGTTGAGGCGGGCGTGGAGGTGCATTTCTACACTGAACACGATGAGCCAGAACGGAAGCCTAAGGACACGAAAGAACGCACCAAATCTAAGCCGGTGGCGAAGAAAAAACGGTAAATATTCGCGGGCCTACAGATAGGCTCCCCGCCCACCAATCCGCACGGCCCAGTACATCAATCGGCGGGTCAGGCGCGAGACGCCCAGTACCTCCATCGCCTCCAGAAACGTACGATCCGCGTACGCCTTGCTGCCGATGGCGTTGGCGTAGAGGTAGTCATGGATGATTGCGGCTTTGGCCCAGCGGCCGTGGGGCGGGAACAGCGCCCACAGCAGCCGGGGGACGCTGGCCAGGTCCGTGACCGTGCCCGCTGGTACGCGGATGACGTCTGGGCTGGGAAAGGCGCCCACGTGATATTCGAACGTGGACAGCAGCTGCCAGCGGTAGTTGTCGAGCATGCGCAGATCTGCGGGGAGCGTGAAGCTCGACATACTGTTCAGCCCTTTAGCGAAGCGACGGCCTTGCCGGCTGCTTGCCGTTGGAGTTCCAGGACGGCGGCAATCTCCGGCTCGTCGCTTGCCGCGCGGATAGCAGTGCGCGCGTCGTCGCGCAATCGTTCCGCCAGGCCCACGACCTTGGCATAGGCGGCGGCGTTGGCGAGCACGGCCTTCGCCCAGCTTTTCCGGGCCGCTGCGCCATCGAGGCCGGCGGCGGCCAGGAACTGTTCGCCCGCCACATGGACGGCCTTGTCGTCCGCGATGGCGGCGGCGGCTTCCAGTTTGAGTGCCCAGGTGTCCTTCTCTACCTGGGTGGGATTGCCGACCAGGCTTTGCACCGTTTCCGCATGGAAGTCGTCGACACGCTGTAGCGCCTGCTGCCTGGATGCGTCGAGGTGTTGTTTCGCGAGAGAGGTGTCTCCAATGTAGGCGGCACCATCCCACCGCAACGTGGGGTCGAACGGAAGCGGCGCGCCGCCGTCGCCCAGGAACGTCTGGTATGCCTGCCAGTGTTCATTGCGCTCGTCCTGTGGAATCACGGTGCCCTCCGCAACGATGCCGGGCATCTGGACGCCAGCGAGTGTGGGCATTTCCATGTAGATGTTGTTCATGTCAGAGCACCTTGTTGCCGTAGAACGCAAAGCCGTTGATGTTGCCGCCTTGGATGCGGATCGAACCGTGCCCTGGCGGTGTGCTGCCGTTGTTGTGTAACGTGAATCGCACCGTGGCTGTCTCGGAGAACACTCTGACGACGAAGGGAGGGAGGTGGTAGGACGGAGCCCCGGTCTGCTGAACGTTCACGAAGCCGGATTCGGCCGTGCCGACATCGACCGTCGCGTAACAGGTCAGGTAGTAGGAGCCCCTGTCGTTGAAGATTTCGTAGCCACAGTTGTACGGCCAGATCAGGTAGACGCCGCGACCGAGGGTGACCCTTGGGGTGTAAAGCTGGTTCGCCATGCCTGCTTCAATGGCGGCGCCCACACCCGATGCCGTGACGCGGTCGCTGCTCAGGCTGGCCTGCCAGCGCCATGGCGACCATGCGCCATCGGCGCTGCGCGTACGCACGAAGAGTTCTCCGTTCCTGGACTGGCACATCTGGGATACCCGCTGGGCGCTTTCGCGCCAGACCTTCATCACACCCGCGTCGCTGGGCGAGTTGGGGTTTCCCGGCAGGGCGTAGAAGTACTCGCCGGGCGTCAGCAGGTCGTTCAAGTTGCCCTTTGCAGGGTTGGTCGACGCGAGATCTGCGCCGATCCCTGCGGCCGTGCCGGCAGCGCGCGAGACGGCATCGCCAAAGCGTTCATCCACGTATTGGCGTGTGGCCAGCACGATGGAGGGATCGACTTTCAGTTCAAGGCGAAGACCCTCGTTCGGCACGATGACCATGCGCACGGTTTGCGTACGGGCCGATCCTTCCTTCAGCAGCGGCTTGTACGTCTCGGGGCAGTTGCCGTAGTAGCAGAGCGTGCCGTCCTGATCGAACAGGCCCAGCTCCCGGATCCACCAGCCACCTACATCGGGCGGTAGCACCTGTTCGGCGATGTACTGGCCCGGACTGTCCTTGTCCGGGGACAGGACGTTGATCGGCGCGCGCCGCTTCTCATTAATGAGAACTTTTCGTTTCGAATCGGGGACGGGAAGCACGCCGTTGCCATCGCCCACGGCCATGTGCGTGAACTTGATGGGGGTGCCGCGCGACATGGCGTTGGCCATCTTCGCGTTGCCTTCCTGGGTGGGTACCACGTAGAAATCAGGCATAGCATTCCTGGGAAACGGACAGGATGTCGTTGATGTGGATGGCACCCATCGCGAGCTGTTGGCCTGCCACCGCGATGGATGGGGCTGGACGCGGATACACCGTGATGTCGTCGCCCAGATAGGCGGCAACCGACACGGCAAATTGGCCTCGTGACACCAGCCGGAGGGTGAGGGTAGCCAGGTGCCGCGACAGAGGCTTGGCGTCGTCGATGACGCGCTCGAGGGCGGAGTGCAAGGCTTCGTTGACGCCAGCGCCTAGCACGCGGACGTCGAGATGAAAGGTGCCGCGACGGCCTACGGGCCGCATCTCGTACCAGGGCACGATCCGGACCTCGAAGCCAAGCGGCTCGATGGCGCGGCGGATGGCGCCCACCGTGCCTTTGCGCTGGTGCACGAGAAACGAGGCATCGATCATCGCGCGCTTGGTCGGCTCGGGCCACGCGGCATCCCAGCGGTCTACCGAGCGTTCCCAGGCAAGGAACGGCAGCACGTCGGCAGGGCAGGTCTGCGCGCTGCCAAGATCCGGGATCGGGATGGGGAGGCTCTCAATGGCCGCGCCCGTCGCCGCGAGGTAACGTTCGATCGGACTGGCATTGGGAGGAAGAAGGTCAGTCACGGGCGCCCCCATCGATGACCTTCACGCCGGTGCAGTACGCGGCCTGCGTGGCGTCGAGCGTCACGTCCTCCGCCGGAAGCCGGATCTCGACGCGGGACACGCCTTCGGCGAACAGCGCATGGTTGATCGCCGAGCGGTCGATATCGCGGCCCAGACGACGGCTGTCCTTCCGGTAGGCGTCGATCCGTCTGGCCGAGGCGGCAAGCACCAGCTCGCGCTCGGGGCCACTGGTCTTCGTGTAGACGGTCGCCTCGATCTCGTAGCGTGTGATGCGAGCGGACTGGACCGTCAGCCGATCCGCCAGCGGGCGGACGTCTTCGTCGCTCAGTGCACGGGATACGTTGTCGAGGATGTCGGGGTCGACTGCGCCGTCACCATCGGCGCCCAGCACGGTAACGACGACTTCGCACGGAGCGGGGCTGATGGCGCTGACGTCGGCAATGCGGCCGTCCGCGCTGCGAGCGTGGAATTTGTAGGCTTCGCGGGGGCCGGCAGTGGACAGCCCCTCGAAGGCGAGCTGCGTGCGCTCCCGCAGCGATTCGTCGGGTTCCCTCACAGCCGGCGTGGGCGGGTTCGTGCTGCGGTCCTCGGGCGCGATGACCAGGCGCTCGACGTTGTAGTTCGCTGCGATGTGCTCCAGATCCGCACCTTTTGCGAAGGCCAGCATCCGCGCCCGCGCCGCGTCATTGATGCGCTGACGCAGCACGACCTCTCTGTACGCGTTCTCCTGAATCAGTTTCACCACAGGCTCGGATTCCAGTCGCAAGGTACGGGCAACTGCATCGCGCTGGTCCACCGGGAAATGGCTGAGGTAGCGGGCCTTCCGTTCGGCCAGGATGACTTCGTAGTCGAGGGCTTCGACCACAAGCGGGGCGGGGAGGCGGGAGAGATCGATCGGACTGGTCATGGACGGGCCTCGCGCAGGGGGATGGAGAATCTGCTGCCGCTCGCTCGGGCGCCATCGATTCGGCTGGCGTCGACGTCCACGGCCATGCGCCCCTCGGCATCGACGTCGAACGCCGCCGCGTGGACCCGCACCCGAGGCTCCCATCGGACGATGGCGGCGACCGAGGCCGACACGACGCGCAGGCGGTTGACGGCATTCAACGGTTGGTCGATCAGCATGGGCACCTCGGAGCCATAGGTCCGGCGCATCACGCGCGTGTCGATGGGCGTGGTCAGGATGTCGCGGATCGACTGGCGGATGTGGGTCAGATCGGTGCTGGCACGTCCGGTGACGCTATCGAGGCCGAGATAGGTCATCGCGGACCACTCGTCCGTTCGCCGCCACGCCGCACATTGCCGTGGTCGTGCTCATGGACCACCACGCCGTTCGACGACAGCTTGCCGCCCTGGTGGGTGAGGTCGCCCGAGATGGTGTTGCCATTCCCGCCACCCTGGCCGGCGATGCCGTTCTGATAGGAGAGCAGACCCTTCACGATCACGTCACCGTCGAAGGTGGTCTCCGGGCACCGGACCAGCACACTGGTCGCGGCCTCGATGACGAGCAGCTTGATCCCGCTGACCGACAGCTTGCCGCTGGCGTGGTTGTACGTGACCGTCGCCCCATCCGGGTACTGCGTCACGGTCTCGTCCGGGCTGTGGCTCGGCGTGTCGAAGTCGTCAGACGGGATGCCGCACAGGATCACGCCATTGCGCAGGTCGCCGCCGAGACAGAGCAGCAGAACCTGCTCGCCGATGGTCGGAGGCGACCAGGTGCGCATGCGGCCGGCTCGGGCTTCTATCCAGGGCAGCCAGTCGGTGGTGATGCGGCCGGTCCTGACACGGACGCGCGGCGGCTTGGCATGCCGCACCTCGGCGACAGTGCCAAAGCGCAGCATGGTTTCGATGAGACGGAAGAATTCGGCGGAAGGCATGACCGCCAGCGTGCCTCAGGCGCGCGGGGCGGTCATTGGGTGGGTGTTGTGGGTGAGCGGACGACAACAGATTGAGACGGAGCATCGCAGACGCACTCCATCGCTGTAACATACGGTGTCAGCAGGCGGATGCCTTTGCAAGCACATTTGAATGGGATTGCGGAAAAAAATGAAACTCTCTCTCTACATGCTCGAAAAGATGGGGTATCGCCGGAGAGCTACGGATGAGTTGGTCACAGCTGAATTCGTAAGCGTTCACGTCTTCTCCGTTAAAGGCATTTCGCTTTCCGAAGATTCGCTTCATCAGTCGTACGATTCTATCGCCGGCTCGTCGTATGGTATGTGCATGGCAAGTAGTTTGAACGCAGCGTCAAACGCACTAGTCGCGGAAGATTTTTGCGAGGACGAGATCGAGTTTCAGACACAGCACGAATGCTCTCCGCCATATCTGATTGTCCGTGTCGGCCCAACGAAACCTCATACGATAACGGGAGACTTTATATGTACGGATGAGTTGCCGCATTCAACCTATGACGGTTTTCCCGCAGCCAAGTCAGAGTTGCAGATGCTTGAGAAGAGCATTCTTGCACCGGTATTGTCGTCACTGACGTGTGCATTCGCAGAGTCCGGCAATCCGGTGTCATTCAGAAAAGTGTCACGTGAGGCCTTTGGGACCACTACTGCGGGAACGAGGATCGTAGATATCAGCTTCTCGTCCCGAGCTTCGCTGTCCGTAAAAAGGAACATGGGTAAAGACAATGTGAGCGCCTGTTTTTTCCGTGCAACTGCGCTAGCGTCGTCGATGAGCCCAAAAGTGTCGTATTTTTTCGATCTAGCTATCGGAGAGCCGGATCCGCTGAAGCGGTTCTTGTATCTTTTTTTGACGATAGAGCGGCATACCCATTCCGTGTTTGCTTCTGTGCATCATACCGCTCAGTTCGACGCGATCCTGCGTAGTCCTGAAAGGGTGCGCGTTTCTGCAGACAAGTTATTTAATCGGCAAGTTGAACGGTGGACCAATCTCCGGGATCGCTTTGTTTGGTGTGCCGTTAGCGTGTGGACCCAATTGACTGATGCTGATGTGGATACGTTCGAGCGCGTGAAAAAGGTCCGAGATCAGATTGCTCATGGAGATTTGGCTACTCCATCAGCAGAAGATGTTGCGGCTGTGGAAGCGCTCGCCATCCGGATCCAACTCGGACCTTGACTAGTTGTTGAAGGTGGATCTGATTTTCGTCATATGTGAAGCTGGGTCTATAGGCGCCGGGCTTGTCAGGAATTTTGTGTGTAGGGCATAACATGTCGTTAAGGAGCATGTATGCCACGCAAACCGAAAGCCCCATTGCGGGAATTGCCCGCCATCCCGAAGGAATTAATTGATCAGTTCGTC